CGAGTGTACGTGGCAGATGCGCGATTGGGACTCGTGGGAGGACGTAGACGGCACGTTCCACGCCGCCCGCGCTCGTGTCGAAGCCCTGCACGCCGATGCCCGGAACGCGGGGCTGCGGGAGTTGCGGGAGTGGTTGGAGGATGATTTCCCGCACTGTGATGACCCCGAGCGTAGTGCCGGGTACACCGCTGCATGGCTGGTGATGGATGCCAGGATCGCCGCCATGCTGAAGGAGGCGGGCAATGCGTGAGCGCGACGTGATTGCGCGGGCGTCCCTTAAGGCGCATCGTGTGGCGTATGAGCACGAGTGGACGGAGCCCGAGCTTGATCGCTATCACGGCGATGCCGCCGACGCGATCCTTGCCGCGCTGCATGAGGCGGGGTACGAGATTGTGCCGCGCACAGACGGGCCGTGGGAATGGCGCAAGGCGCGGGGCGTCCTGAAGCACCTGAAGCCGGGTGTGCCGTCCGAGCAATTGATCCGCGAGCTGTACGAGGACGATCCCAACCCGAACACCTGATCTGTTATACTGGGACGCGATAACGCAGACGGCGTACCCTCGCCGGAGGTTCCATTGACCGTGACGGTCCTGGCCTCCGGCGTTGCTGGTTTAAGGGGGCAGGGATGGTTCGTGCCTGGCGATGTGTGCACTGCCGGTGTGCGCTCGGCGAGATCGCCCGCGACGATGCCGGCCGGGCGACGCTGATCATCTGGATCGATGTGGGCGCGTCGGTGCGGCCGATCGGTCGCGACTTCGAGATTACCTGTCCGTGCGGCGGGTCCCGAACGTTCGTCGGTGGCTGGCTGCGATTCGCCCAGCGGACCCGGGCGGCATGATCTATACTGTCAACAACAACTGAGGACGGTGGACTGAGGCCGTCAGTGGATTGCCCGTGCGGGCGTTCGCTGGCGGCTTTTCTGCGTGGTGATGATGGCGGGAACCGGGCGACTGACAGCGCAACGAGAAATGTTTGTGTCTTTCTACCTGGGCGGGAAGAAGGGCCCGGACGGGTTTCGTCCATTCCACGGCACAAAGTCGGCCATCGAGGCCGGCTACAGCCCCAAATCGGCCCATGCCCAGGCGACGGATCTCCTGAAAGACCCTAAAGTCTCCGCGCGTATCCGCGAAGAACTCGATGCCGCGGCCGTCCCGGCCAAAGCCGTGCTCAACGAACTCGCCGATATTGCGATGGCGGAATGGCGAGAGTTTCTGGTCATTCTCGATTGGGATGATGAGGGGAACCCGGCGCGATTCAAGATGGACATGCGCTCGAAGGTCGACGCGCTGGAACTGATCGGCAAGCATCACAAGCTCTTTACGGACAACCTGGAACTGAACGCAGCGGAATCGTTCATGCAGGCGTTGCGTGAGTTCGGTACGGGAGCGGGCGATGGCGACGGCAACGCTTGACGCACCGGCCAAAGCCGGTTTCCAGCGCATGCAGCGTGATCCGGCTGGCTGGATCACGTCGTTCCTCGGAGCCGATCTGTGGGCGAAGCAAATCGAGATTGCCGAAAGCGTGCGCGATAATCGCCGTACCGCCGTCAAGAGTTGTCACGGCTCCGGGAAGTCGTTTCTCTCGGCCCGTATCGTCCTGTGGTTCTTGCACGCGTTCCCCGGCTCAATGGTCCTGACCACCGCCCCCACGAACAACCAGGTGGAAAACATTCTGTGGCGCGAGCTGAGATCGGCGGCGGCGGCAAAGCGGCGTTCGCTGCTCGGACGTCCGCTCAATGTCCGTTACGACATTGCTCCCGACTGGTATGCACTTGGATTCAAGGCCGCCGACACGGAGCCTGATCGCTTCCAGGGATTCCACTCGACCTATCCGCTGGTCGTCATCGACGAGGCCGCCGGCGTGGCCCCTGCGGTCTACGAAGCCCTCGACGCGGTCATGACCTCAGAGAACGCCCGGATGCTGCTCATCGGTAACCCGACCAATCCGAGCGGCACGTTCTACGATGCGTTCCATTCTGCGCGATCCATCTACAACCTCATCACCATCGCGGCGTCAGACACCCCGAACATCAAATCGGGGCAAACGGTGCGCCCGTACCTGATTACGCAACAGTGGATTGACGATGCGGTCACGAAGTTCGGCCCCGATTCTGCCTATGTGCAATCCCGTGTTCATGCGCAGTTTCCGAAGACTGGCGTTGATACCCTGATCGCCCTTGGCTGGGTGGAAGCGAGCGCCGCCCGGATCGATCAGGTGAACACCGACCCTGATGCCGGTCCGGTCGAGGCGGGCATCGACGTCGCCCGGAGTGGCGACGATGAAACCTGCATCTATCTCCGGCGTGGCGCCGACGTGCTTGGATTCGACGCCTGGCACGGCTATGACCTCATGCAAAGCGTCGGGCGCATTCGATCGGTGCTGGAACCCTACGAGGTCGGGAAGATCAAGGTGGACGCGATTGGTCTCGGCGCCGGCGTGGCCGATCGGTTGCGCGAACTTGGCTATGAGGTTGTCGATGTCAATGTTGGTTCCGCAGCGAGCGACCCGGAAAAGTGGCCGAACCTGCGGCATGAGCTCTGGTGGGAGCTACGCGAACTCTTCCACAACAACGAGATCCACGGCGTCACGGATGAAACCACCATCGGGCAGTGTTCGAGCGTGAAGTATTCGTTCGATTCCCGACACACCTATCCACTGATCGAGAAAAAAGAGGACATGAAAAAGCGTGGGCTGAAGTCGCCTGATCGGGCGGAAGCCCTGATGCTGGCGTTTGCCAACATCGATCGTGGCCCGTCCTTCTCCGACAACATCAGCGACTTCTTTGCCGACGCATTTGGAGGCTACCAGTGATGGACCGTTCGCGAGTCAGCCGGTTCGTGGAAGCCGCCGCCGGCGCGTTTGCCGTCGCGATCGGCATCGCCGCCGCCGTGCTGGTGCTGGTGGCCGTGGTCGTGGGGCTGGCCGTGATCGGCGATCTGATCGCGCAAGGGGTTCGATGATGTTCACCACGCTTCAGGCGATCGGCCGCGGCATTCTCGTTGCCGACCATTCGGCCGACACCGAAGGATCGGACTTCGCTCCGATTCCCGAGACGTACCGGCTCTATGAGTCGTACTACGCGAACACGATGTACGCGCGATCCGGCCAATACCGGGATACCCGCACGGGATTGCCGGTGACCATTCGCCCGATTCACAACCCGGTGCGGCGTGTCGTCGACTGGTATGCGGGCCGCGTCACGCCCGGCGCCATGAGCGAAGACGGGCTGCCAACGGCCGGCAAACCGAATCGCATCCCGTATGCCGACGACACCGACGAGCGGGTCCGGCTGGCCGTCCAGCAGGCATTCCAATGGGGAGCGGTCGGCTTCGACCTTGGGCTCTACGTGCGCACCGGCGCCATGCTGGGCGACGTCTTCGCCGAGGTCGTGAGCGATCCTGAACGCCAAAAGGTCTATCCGAAGCTGACGCACCCGCGTTACCTGACCGACGTTGCCTGGAACGACACCGGCGACGTCACCTACTACCAGGTCGAGATTCCGATGGTGACCTCGGAGGGTCGCCCGTACCGGTGGGGCAAGATGGTTGACAAGTGGCGCATCACCACGTTGCTCGACGGCAAGCCGCACGGGTACGACGGGCAGCCGGCGACGGTGGAAAACCTCTGGGGATTCGTGCCGGCCATTCTCGTGCAGCATCAGAACGTCGGCACCCAGCACGGCGCGCCCGCGTTCGCCGGCGTGATGAACAAGATCGATGAGCTCAACGGCATCGTCTCCGAGATCGACGATTACATCCTGCGGTTCACCAAGCAGCACATCATCATCGGCACCGATGATCCGGGCGCGTTCAACACGGCGCTCACCGCCAGTAATGCAACGCGGCGCGGCCGGATCGATGAGGAGATCACGTCCGAAGACATGGCGCGCCGGCGCGACGGCATCAAGGTCATGGGGGCCAAGCCGCCCGTGAGCGTGGCACGCCTGATCGAAAACATGGGGCTCGGCGAGGCCGTCCCGCACCGCGACCGATTGCTCACCGAGATCGAAGAGGACCTTCCGGAGATCACCCTGTCGTCCAAGCTGCTCGACATGAGCCAGGTGACCGGCCCGGGCGCGGTGCCGTTGGTGCAGGACGTGCAGCACAAGCTTGACGAGGCGGCGGCCAACTACGACGCCGGGCTGATCAAGCTCGGTCAGATGTGCATCAGCATGGCCGCGCAATGTCTGCGGGACGGCATTTGGGATCGGCGCACCCTGACGGACCAGCAACGCAAGTTCGACGCCTTTACCCCGGACTCCTACGACCGGGGCGAGCTCGCGTTCAATCTCACGCCGCGCACCCTGATCCCGGAATCGTTCGACCAGAAGATCGCGCAGGCGGCGGCCATTGAGCGACTACAGACACGGGAGGGATTGCGGCGCATTGGACTCGACGAAGCGGCCGTGACCGCGCAATTCAACGAATCCCGGGAGGCCGCCGACACGGAAGCGGATCGGGCCTCCCGCCAGTTCTTCGCGGGATCGGTCGCAGGGTAGGGGAACTGAGGATGTATCAGCTGTTGAGCAAACGAAGAAAGAGCATCATCGCAACCGATTCACCCGGTGGTGCGTTTGCGCTGGCGGGAAAGGTTGCCGTTGCGGCCGAGCCACCGGGTGGCGAAATTGTGCTCGAATCAGTCGCTCACAGTTCGTCGTCCTATCCAGGCGAATGGACGCTGCCGAACGATATTCAGGCGGGCGACCTGTTGCTTGCGTTCGTCGGTTGGGAAAACGACACGCCGGAAACGATTGACGGCTTCACCGTCGTTGAGCAGTACGGCGGTGAATGGAACTGGTGGAGCCTGCAATACCGCATCGCCACCGGCGACGAGTCATCGCCTATCGCGGCTGATCCGAGTTGGGCGCCTCCCATCTCGCACATCATGCGGTTCTCAGGTGTCGACAACGGGAATCCAATCAACACCTGGGGAGCCTACGAGTCACAAGCGGGAGGCTCTGCGCCGTCAAAGTCTGTTGAACTCGACTCAATTAGTCCAGACGCCGATGGAACATTGCTTGTGGTGTGCTCCTATGGTGCGGCGGGGAATGCGCCTACCGGCCACACCTGCAACGCTGCCGAGCCTACGTGGTCAGGGGGCGTTGACAGTACCAATGAGCTTGCAGTTTGGACTGAGGCGCTCGCCTCATCGGGAGCCACCGGAACGCGGACCGTGGTGTATACCGCGGCTCCTACGTACTCGCTCACAGCAATGATGATTGCCCTGAACCCGGCCTAGACGATGAGCGTGCCGACGCCTGACCCGCTCGAACTCGCCGACCAGTTGCGCCGTGACCTCGACGCCATCGATGCGGTCGCGATGCGGCGCGCCCTGCTGGTGTTCGGGCGGGCACGGCTCCGCATCCTGGAACAGGTTGACGCGCTCATTGCGGCGCTGGGCGATCCAACGGCCGCCGTGACGTCGAACGCGCTTTCGCTGGCGTCGCGGGCCGAACTGCTCACCCAGATCGAGCAGACGTTGACGCGTGCCGGCATCGCCATTGAGCCAACCCTGATGAAGGCGCGGCGGGACGCGGTCGCGGCGGCGCTCAAGGCGGCGGAAGACATGGCGACCGCGCAGGGCTTCACCCTCAAGGATCGGATCGACCTGGCGCGCTCGTGGAGCCGGCTCGATGAAACGGCCGTGCAGGAGCTGATCACCACGTTGGCCGACGGAACGCCGCTGAACCGGTGGTTGCAGCGATTTGGCCCCGAAACCAGCCAGACGATCGAACAGGTCATCGAGCGGGCCGTGGCGGACAATGTCAATGTCGGGGATCTGGGCCGTGAGCTGGCGAAGGAAACCGGCATGGCCGAGCGCCGGGCCCTGATGGTGACCCGCGAATCGACGTTCGGGGTGCAGCGTCGCGCGGCCGATCAGTCGTATCGCGAGAACAGCCATCGGCTCTCCGGGAAGATGCGCGTCGAGGTGATGGACGCGAAGACATGCCGGGCCTGTGTGGCGCTCCATGGCACTATTTATCCAGTCGATGCGAATGTGCCGTTTCACGCGAACTGTCGGGGAAGAATGATCCCCGTATTGAAAAGCGGCATCGGGATTCAGGAGATCGAATCGGGCGCCGCGTGGCTGGAACGTCAGCCGGAATCCGTGCAGCGGGCCACGCTGGGCAACCCGGGCTATGAAGCGTGGAAGGCCGGCGAGGTCGATCTGCAGGACTTTGCCGAATCGTACGACACTGAGTGGGGCGCGCAGACGCGGATCGTGGGAGCGGACCGGGCGCGGGCCAACGCACGACGTCGCACCGGATAAGGGGGACGCATGGCATCAGGCAAGATCACCATCGAGATTGACCCTGAATTGCGGGAAGCGATCGATTCGCTGCTGCCGGCGGTTCAAGCCGCGCAGGCCTTCACGGATTGCGTTGACGCGCACGACGGGCAGCGGGGCGACGCCTTCTGCCGTGACGAGTACGCGGACCTCGAGGCGGCGGTTCAACGCCGCAAGCGATATGTGCGGGCGACAAAACCAATCAAGGTGGTGAAGTGATGGGCGACCATGAAGCCGAGGCGACTCAGGTCGTATTTGAGCGCGACCAGAACGACGCCGCCATCCACGACATCAGCAAACAGGTGGCGCGGCACTACATGATGATGCGGGCCGTCAAAATAAGCGAAGCATCGGCGGTCGCGCTGGCGCTTGCATTTCAGAACGCGCTGATGGCGCACGATGTGACCTATGAGATCGTCGGGGGTGGATGAATGAGCGAACGACCACCGGACCAGAACGACGACCTGAAGGCGTTCCTGATCGTGTTGCACCGGGCGTTGCGGATGATCTGCGTGCATATCGAGAAGCGGTACGAGATCGGCGACCACAAGGAGAAACGGGCGGCATGAGCGAAGCAGCGATCATCATTAGCGCCGTCGCTCTGGGAATCAACACATGGGTGATGGTTACAAATCGCAGATCGTATCTCGCATTGAAGCGGAGAAACGATGAGCGGGAGGCCGCGCTACGTTCCAGAACACCCGTGCGCGCGTCATAACGATTTCGTGTAAGATACCGGCATAACTGAAAAGGGCCGCACGGTCTGACCGTCTCGCCCGCTCTTGCCGAGAACTACCGCCTTTGCGCTCGTTCCCGACGGGA